TGCCACGCGGCTCCTTGAGTCAGATCAAAGGGTTGCTACGGCGGATAACGATATCAATGCTATACGCAGCATGGGTATCGTACCGGAAGGATATTCGGTCAATCACTACCTGACTGACCCAGATTCCTTCTATGTCGTTACTGACGTACCCAATGGCTTGAGGCATTTCGAGCGTACCGCGCTGGAAACTTCAATGGACGGGGACTTCGATACGGGTAACGTGCGCTACAAGGCGCGTGAGCGGTACTCCTTCGGTGTTTCTGACCCATTGGGAATCTACGGTTCGCCGGGAGCGTAAGCAACTGGTGTATAGGGAGGGCGACTTAGTTTTTTAATAAACGTACAGAAACTCGCAAAATCTGTTAGGTAAGTCGCTCTCCTTTTTCCTGACTGTCGCATTGCACGGCAGACACTAGCCACGACAGGAGAAAGATAATGGCTAATACTACATTTAATGGCCCAGTCCGGTCTGAAGGCGGCTTCGAGCAAATCACGAAGACTGCCGGAACCGGAGCAACCACCAACAACTTCGATGTGGACTCAAGCGGAAACGTATCTGGTTCAGGTACGCTGAAACTCACTGGTGCCGCTAATATACTCTCTGATTATGAGTCAATTACCGCAGCAACAAAGACCCTGACATCAGCGGATACCGGGACTGTTTACGGTTTCAACAGGGCAGCAGGGATTGTAGTTACGTTGCCCACTCCAGCGGCAGGAATTGTTTATAAGTTCCTCGTTGAGACAACCTTTACTGGTGCCGGGCAGATCAAAACAGCCACAACCGATGGAACCGATGGTTTCCTTGGCACGGCGTTCCTTTTTGACACTGGCGAGATCGGTGAGACTGATAACTTTCATCCGGCTTCCTCCAACGATGTAATTGATCTGGGGGCTGTAGAGCAAGGTTGGCTGACTGGTGGATTCATCACGATGACAGGAGTGAACACGACAACTTGGTTCGTCGAGGCGTTCCTGATGGGCGATGGCACATTGGCAACTCCTTTCACTGACAGTTAATAGTTGATCGACTCTGGCTGGGGCTTTGTCCCCAGCCAGATTGTCGATGCCTAATCTTTAGGGAGTAAGTTATGGCAGGATATTCAGATGTAAAAGCAGTTTTTATTACTGCTGATACTCAAGCCCTGGATGCCGATGGCATATCCGCAGCCGCAGCAGTAGGCAACAACGCAGCACTTACGATAGGTGGTGCATTGGCCTCTGGCGGTTCTGTCACGAATGTGGGTGGAAGAATTGTTACTATTCTTTCAGCAGGAGATGATTCTGGGATTTCCTTTACAGTTACTGGTACTGATGTGAACGGTGATTCTCAAACAGAGTCGATCACTGGTGCTAATGCGGGAACCGCAACCGGATCTAAGTATTTCAGAACCATTACCGCAATTTCTGCGGTAGGAGATCCCGCAGGCAATGTTTCTGCCGGAATCAATGCTTCGGCTGCTGACGTTATTTATGCCGGAAGATCAAGGATTAAAGGGGTCTTCATAGTCAATTCAGGTACAGCAGGGACTATAGATTTCCTTATTACCTCTCCAACAGGCACAAGCATGATGAAGGCTGGAACTGTTGCCAGTGCAACTGTGACTACAAATGTAGTCATACCCGATGAAGGTGTTTTGTTTACTGCCGGAGCATATATCCAGTACACGACAGCAACATTTGGGAAATTAACAGCGTTTCACGCCTAATAAAAGAATCGGGGGTTAGTCATGGCACAACTTGAAATATTTCAGAACGGGACTTCTTTGCATCCTGACACGATGGGAGAGCCTGTTTTTCAGATCGGCACGAAGAATGACGATGGAAGTTATGAGGTTGTTGTTTCTGAGGGCATGACTAAAGAAGAGGCGGAGTCGAAGCTCAAAGAATTGCAGCCTGTCAAGGCTGCTCCAAAAGAGAAAACGGCTCCAGAAAAGAAGGTTACCAAGAAGGTTGTCAAGAAGGCTACCAAGAAGGTTACCAAAAAGGCTACAAAGAAGGTTACCAAGAAGGATGCGACAAAGAAAAAGGCAAAGAAAAAGGCAAAGAAAAAGAAGGCTTCTGCAAAGAAAAAGAAGAGAAGATAATGGCTATAAGCCGCGCCCAGATGGGAAAACAAGTCCGTAACGGGGCTTCCAGAAGAAGTGCTGGCAAATCTACGCTGACTTTACCGCCGGGAGTCAAGTCACGGCCTAAAACCATGACGAGAGTGATGCGTCAGGCCATGCGTGAATCAAGGAGGCATGGATAAATGGCAACCAGCGGTACTTACGCTTTTACGCTTGATCTCAGCGATATCCTTGAGGAAGCCTATGAACGGGCTGGGTTGGAGCTACGCAGCGGTTACGACTACCGCACCGCAAGGCGTAGCCTGGATCTCATGTTTCTTGAGTGGCAGAACAGGGGGTTGAATCTCTGGACTGTTCAGGAAGACAGTCAGACCCTGACGGCAGGTACTGGTCGTTATGCCTTATCTGGTGACCAGTTGGATATTGTGGAAGCCTTTTTGCGTACTGATGACGGAGACACTTCCAAACAGACTGACCTAACAATGACGAGAATATCAATCAGTCAATATTCTCATCTAACGAATAAATTAACTCAGGGTCGCCCTATCCAATATTGGATAGAGAAAGACCCCAGTGCGATTGCTTTGAATGTGTGGCCTGTGCCGGATGATGCTGTGACCTACAAGGTCGGCTACTACTACATCCAGCGGGTGGAGGATACGGGAAGCCCTGCGTCCAACAACGTGGATATACCTTCCCGGTTCCTGCCCTGCATGGCAGCGGGGCTGGCTTATCACATTAGTGTTAAAAGACCAGAAGCATCAGATCGTGCGCCTTTGCTCAAGCAAGTCTATGAGGAGCAGTGGAATCTTGCAGCAGATGCCGACAGGGATAAATCTTCGTTCTATATGACACCGGGGGGGTATAGCCGAGTATGAGCAGCTATGCCGCAGGCAAACGGGCTTTCGGGTTCTGTGACAGGACGGGATTCAGGTATCCGCTCAAGGACTTAGTACCGCAGATAGAGAACCAGAGGCCCAATGGATTGCTGGTAGGTCGTGATGTGGTGGATGAGGATCAGCCACAGCTACAGTTGGGCCGACTGAAAATGGATGACCCGCAGGCGCTGAGAGATCCAAGACCTGATACGGGAGAAGCAGAGAGCCGTAAGCTCTATGCGTGGAATCCTGTAGGGGGCGGAAACTCTGCTTTGGGTAGTCGTACCGTAGGACTCGATATTGCGGCGGTTGTCGGTAAGGTCACGGTGAGTACGGGCTGATGGCTTGGACATACACAACGCTCAAAAGCGCAATGCAGGATTATCTGCAAAACACGGAAACCACTTTTGTAAATGATCTAGCTACTATCATCGTTCAGGCAGAGAACCGTATTCTTAAATCGGTTCAGTTGCCCGATTTCAGGAAGAACACCACAGGCACGATGACGAGCAGCAATGCTTATCTGGCAACGCCTAGTGATTTTATGGCTCCTTATTCTCTGGCGCTTGATAACAGCGGATATGAATATCTTATATTCAAGGATGTGAATTTTATTCGGGAGGCATACCCGGTCTCATCAACGACTGGTACGCCGAAGTATTACGGTCTGTTTGATGATTCATCCTTCATTCTTGGGCCAACGCCTAATAGCGGATATACGGTTGAGCTTCATTATTTCTATAAGCCAACATCGATAACCACATCAGGGGACGGAACCAGTTGGCTGGGCGATAACGCGGAAACCGTGTTGTTGTATGGCTGTCTTGTGGAGGGCTATACCTTTATGAAAGGCGAGCAGGATATGTTGGCTGTTTATCAGAAACAATATCAGGACGCACTGATGAACCTGAAATCATTGGGAGAAGGATATAGCACAACTGATAATTACCGTAGTGGAACGGTCAGGGCGCAGAAAGTCTGATGTTGGGTGTAAACGTAGCAATAGAGCCGGGAACCTGCGAGGTTTATACAACTGAGTATCGTGGCTTTACACCAGAAGAGATCGCTGAACGGGCAGTCCCTAAAGTTGTTTCTGTTGCGGAAGGTGCTGACCCGGAGGTAAGGGAGCAGGCAGAGGCATTCAAGAACAGGCTTTTTCATGTAATCGTTAAGGCTTGTAATGATGCGATACGCAGTGACAGGACAACGCTTACCAATCTTTTGGATCAACAGGGCCATAAAGACATGGCTGATATTTTGAGGAAAATCTAATGGCAATTACACAAGCGGTATGTACCAGTTTCAAGTCAGAGTTACTGCAAGGAATTCATAATTTCCATAATGGAAGCGGTGGTGGAACTACAACAACTACAGGTACCGGAAATGCATTCAAGATAGCACTCTATACATCGAGTGTTACTTTGGCAGCATCAACAACCGCGTATTCATCCTCAAATGAAGCTTCTGGGACGAACTATTCTGCGGGAGGAAATACACTCACGAATGTTGATCCTTCAACTTCTGGAACGACAGCCCTGACAGATTTTGCTGATTCCACATGGAGTTCAGCAACCATAACGGCAAATGGGGCGCTTATTTATAATTCCAGCACAACAGCAGGCAGCGCGAATCGTGCTGTGGTGGTTCTGGCTTTCGGTGGTGATAAGACTTCGACGAGTGGTGATTTCACAGTTACCTTCCCAACGGCAGATGCGTCGAACGCCATCATAAGAATTGCGTAGTGAGTAGATAATGTGGCAAATGCAAAAGTTGCATGGCAAGGCTTTAACTCAAGCAACATTGCTTGGGGCGAAAGTACATGGGGTGATGCTGAAGAGGCAATCACTGGTGCAACAGCATCTGTCGGTACTGTTACTGTTTCGGCAAATGCGTGTATCTGCCCGGTTACTGGTAATTCAGCCACTGTATCAACTGCTTCTGTCACAGTCACAGCGGCGGCTACGGTCAGTCCAAGCACAAATGTGGCGACCTCTGCGGTTGGTTCGGTTTCACTTATCACTAATAACACGATTGAAGTTACCAGTGATGCGTCTACGGTTTCTACTAACGATGTTACGGTTTCTGCCGAGGCAGAGGTTGATGTCACTGGCAATCAGGTTGAGGTATCTACAACGAGTGTTTTGGTATGGGGACTTGTGGATACAAGTCAAACGCCTGACTGGTCTTCAGTTTCAAGTTCACAAACAGCTAATTGGAGTTCGGTAGATTCTGATCAAACTCCTGATTGGAAAGAGGTAGCGTAATGGCGACTTATGTAAATGATCTCAGGCTGAAAGAAATCGCCACTGGCGATGAATCAGGGACATGGGGCACAAGCACGAATACAAATCTTGAATTGATTGGAGAATCAATGGGTTACGGCACAGAGGCCGTAGCCAATGCTTCAACCCACACCATCACAATGGCAGATGGAGCCACTGACGGATTCAGGTGTACGTTTTTACGGCTTACTGGCGGTGGTCAGGCTTGTACAGTCACGCTGGCACCCAATACGTTGTCCCACACATGGATCATCAGGAACACAACAAGTTACGCACTGACCTTTACTCAGGGTTCTGGGGCGAACGTAATTATCGCGGCAGGGCAAGCAAAAATTGTTACTACAGACGGATTAGGCGCTGGAGCGGTTGTCTATGAGTGTTTAGAGGATCTTGAGTTAGGAGGAACAATCACCGTTGGTATTGATGATGCCGGATATGATGTGAAGCTTTACGGAGCCACTTCCGGTAAGTCTTTACTTTGGGACGAGTCGGCAGACAGCTTGATTGTCACAGGATCGACTTCTCAGCAGGGGACTCTTACGGTTGGAGTAGACGATACTGGCTACGATGTAAAACTCTTTGGAGCTACTTCCGGTAAGTATTGGTTGTGGGATGAATCAGCAGATGGGGTTGTTCAGCAGGGAACTCTTACGGTTGGAGTAGACGATACCGGATTTGATGTTAAGTTGTTTGGTGCAACTTCCGGTAAATACTGGCTATGGGACGAATCAGCAGATGGAGTTGTTCAGCAGGGGACGCTAACAGTTGGGGTAGATGATACCGGATTTGATGTAAAACTCTTTGGAGCTACTTCCGGTAACTATATGCTCTGGGATGAAAGTGCCGATTCGTTGCTGGT